GAAGCCGGTTGTTAAGGCAGATGCAGACTTGGTGCTGCAGAGCATTCCTTTCGAGTTCTACCCCGGGTGGGTAGTAAACCAACTCGGGAAAGACCCTCGAAGCCCTGCTAAGACATGGCTCGATCGAGTCGTGCCGGAAGAATCAGGAAACATGTTGCAAATCCCAAAGAGAGAGTTACCATCGGGATTTGAGGAGAAGGTTAAAGCCCTCTGGGATGGAACCTATTACCTCACGGATCTCGCGTACTGGACTGAACTCCTTACGTACACTAACGGTGACCGATTGGAACTGCTGTACCTTTTGTTCAACACCAAACTCTTCAGCTACTACAAGACAGCCTATGATGAAATTTCTGTGAAGCCGACGGGTGGCGTCACTGATCAGGAAATAATCAAGGCGGCCATGGGTGATACTCAGGTCTTGTTGAAGCAAAAGAAGGAGACCGTCATGAAGAACTCAAAAGGTGAAATCATGTTCAAGCAGTTTGCATCTCTACCAAGGCAGTCAGGTTCGGATCAGCCCGGTGAGGAGATCAGCGATGATTACATCCGAATCGCTCGTGAAAACGGGCTTGATTTATTGGACGCATCTGGGGAGAAACTTTACGTCATGCCCCCGACAGGCCCGAAGTCCAGTTTGGACTCTCTGGCTTCCACTGCAACCAAGATGGGATTCAACAACCTTGACGCGATTGACAAAGTCGCGGAAGTTGACGTGTCCAATGCGTACGCAGGAGGTGTCTTTTATGGCATCCAAGGCGCATGTGGAACCGGAAGAGATGAAGGAGGGATTGCCAGGAAGATTGAGAAGATCTGCGATTCGCTCGACGGATCTAAGAGCTCTGGTTATTCCGCAAGGATCCGACCGGGAAACAAGTCTGCATGGATTGACGGGGAAGTCAACAGACGAGTTCTGGCTTACCACGTCATGTGCCGCCTAATACTGCGAACAGTAGCTGGTTCGGACCTGCTAGGAAAATTGAATCCAGCGAAAGCTATGAGTCTGCTTCTCATTGACCCCAAGGTGATGGTTACCAAGAAGGAAGCACACCCGTCCCGCAAGTCGCGCACCAAGCGTTGGAGGCAGATATGGGTAATGTCTGTCGTCGACTGCGTGGCCCAATGCGTCCTCTGCAAGGATGCTCATGAAGCCGCAATTCGTGCATTTGACGAAGGACACCATGGTGTCTGCGTCGGCATGGGACACCACGACGCAGGACACAGAAGGGTGGGCAAAGAAGTTCTTTGGGTCGTCAACAACACAGAAACGTCCGAAGATCTTTTGAAAGAAGCGGAGGAGCACATTCAGCGATTGGAAGAAGTCGAGAAGCGAGACGTCGATCTGCTTCAGGAACATGATCCTTTCAGCAGGAACCTTCCAAAAGATCGGATCTTGAGACCTTACTATCGAGAAGTCGTGCTTGGGACTCGTGTCTACCGCAAGTGGAAGCACGGAGAGGACCCAACAATGCTGACCGACGCAGCTGAACGCTACCAGCAAGGACATGGCGACTATTGGGAGCTCGAAGGAGTACCGGGGTACCCTTTCGCACCCGATGCCACGCACCGCAACATGAACGGAACCTGCCAGACCTGCGACTTCGGGTCGTGGGATGTTAACGTCTCTAGGGACCTGGCAATGATGGCGGCCGAAAAGCGGATGATTTATTTGGCTGGGATGCCCAACACGATGATGTGGAGTCGGATGTACGAGCAGCACATGATTGAATTTCTGTGCAATACTTCGCATGTGTTGGAAGTGGGAACCCAGTTGCTTGAGTGCCAAAAGCACGGTTTGACAGCCTCGGGAGAGACGATCACTACGTTGAAGAACAGTGACGGGGCTAGCATCGCGATCAAATTGGGCGGATCTAAGAAGAATACCGGTCTCAGTGACGACAGGGTAGCCCAAAAGATCAACACGGAGTTCATGGAAGAGATTGGCTTGGAAGTTCGTGACGTCATCACATGCACGCTGAACGATCCGATCCCTTTCACAAGCCATCTTTATTACATTCACAGGCCCCTCGGGAAAGCTCTGGACCGTTCGGATCCAGATGTCACAATGGAGGACGCCGAATCCAACCGCGCAGTGGCTATTTACAACAACTTTCCGAAGATGATCAGCCATTTGTTCACACGGACTCCAACACAAGACATGCTTTCTGGGATGCTGTTTGTGGTTCGCCACTCGGAAGAACAGTGCAGACAGCTGATATCCATCGCCCAGGGCATGGGACTTGATGAGATGCTCGAAAATTTGAGGGACGCGGACGGTGTTTATCACGTCCACCCAACGTCGGATAGTTTTGATTAGCTTAGCATGGTTTATGCCTGCTTGCTTGCTTTGCGCTTTGTTCGCTTGTTGCTTTGCCTTGCGACTCGCGCCTGACCCTCTGTGGTCCTAAACATTAAACATCTGGCATAGCGCCGGGCCTTTTGCCTGGCAACCACGGGGACGAGAGTGC